AATTTTTTTAGCAGCATTGTTAGTTACTTGTATCATGTTTACTCTTGTAATCTGCTACTGCCGCCTTAATAGCATCTTCCGCAAGGATACTACAATGAATCTTAACCGGCGGGAGCGCGAGTTCCTCTGCAATTTCAGCATTCTTAATTGCGCTAGCCTGGTCCAGCGTTTTACCCTTGACCCACTCCGTGACGAGCGAACTACTCGCGATCGCCGACCCACACCCGTATGTTTTAAATTTTGCATCTGTAATAATCCCATCTTCTACTTTGATTTGTAGGCGCATCACATCTCCGCAGGCAGGTGCTCCTACAACTCCGGTACCTACCGAGTCATCCGTTTCTAATTTACCCACATTGCGTGGATTTTCATAGTGATCAATTACTTTTTCTGAATAGGCCATTGTATACTCCTTTGTATATTATAACACACTACTTGATTATTTACAACCGGTTTGATTAAGAGCGGCGTTTCATTGCCGCTTTGGCATTAGAATCAACTACTGCACGAGCTTGGTCTACACTCATTCCGGTTGTGGCTTCTGTGTCGCCTTTGAATCTAACCACATTAGAATTTGGTTGTAGTGGCTCTAGAATGTTGCTAAGTGGCTCTTGACTGATTAAGTCACCTAAATTATCAGCGGTAACATTCACACCCAAACTTTTAGCCAGATCAATAAAGGCTGTTTGGCTAATTTGTTTTTTGGCTGTTTCATCTTGGCTACGGCCAAGCAAAAACTGGCTTAATGCAGCCAGTCGTTGTGTGTTAGGATCTGCAACTTCGCGGATTAACATTATCTGCGTTCACGACCTAGGCCAGCTGGTTCAATATTGGCATCCATTTCTGCATCAATATCTTCTTCACCGTCCACGGTTGGAATTTCGGCATCAACAGCAACTTCTTCTTCGCCTGGCACGGGTGGTGCAAGTTCTTCACCTGGTACTTGTGGAGCTTGTCCAGTTACTACACCCAATGCAGACTCTAGTTGAGTTTTGGCGCCTTGCAAGTTTTGTAACAGGCCAGCCAAGGCTGCTGTGGTATCTGTGTTAAACTGCATGGCTTGGTCTACACCAACTTCGTTTTTGATCTGATCAACCAAGGCCGGTAAATCTTTGAACTGCATGGCACTGATCTGCTCGCTCATTTTTTGCACTTGGTCAACCATATCTTGACTGGCCAACACAACTTGAGCCTGTTGAACTTCGCTTTCTTTCAACCGCTGACGTAAACTTGGACGGCTTTCCATTGTACTCATCACAGGATTGTTCATTTGTTGTTGTAAATCCTGAATTTCTTTTTGTTTAGATTTAATGGCGTCTTGAATTTGACGTTTCTTTTGTTGTTGCTGGGCAACCATTAGGGCTTGTTGTTGCTGAGGATTTGCAGCGGATTGGCCGGTAATAGCTTGAGTTGCCAGAGCCTGCTCTAACATTATCAATTTAAGATATGCAGGATTTTGTTCACTCTGATGAAATGCCGGAGTGCGACGGTGTTCGCTGATCAATGAGCGCACACGGTTTAACAAGCCCTGTGCTTGGCGGCGAGAAATAGTATCAAATTTGATACTAGTTCCAAAATAGCTTTCAAAAACCTTGGCGGCTTGTTTTGTTGGGTTGGCTACGGCCAGTTCTTGCAGTTTCATTATCAAATCCCTTTTGTTGAATATATTTAGCCCAGTCTACACATTTGGTTAGTTGATTTTCTAACTGTTTTTTGTGTATGATCTTGCTTTCTAGCTTGGTCAAAATAATTTCGCGTAACGCTGGGTTTTTGCTACGGTCGCCAATGGCGGCTCTAGCATTGATATCTTGTGTCAATGCTTTTAATTTGTTGTCTACTATTAACAGTTCACGTGCCGTATTGTAGGCACTGTGTTTGTCGGCTATACACCAGCTGAGTGCGGTTCTGGTGCTGTGAAACGTGCCCACTTCTGTAGCCGAACAAAATACTTGATAGCCGGGACGTTGTGGAACAATACGATATTGTCCAAATGCTTCATATTGGCCCAAATCATTTTGCCAGATTAGATTAGGAGTAATGTTTTTAAATTCCTGGCTAAACAAGCGTTCAAATTCTTGGTCTGGTTTCATTTAAGAACGTAATGGGATATGAGATAAATTACCGAAGCTGATAAAAATCCAATAATGCCGACACCCCAACCGATAAGTCTATCTGTGCTTTTTTCACTGAGTTTACTTACACTGGCTTTGACTTCCTGAACCATGGTGCAAAGATGTGCAATGCTTTCACTCATAACAGACATTTTGTCTTCAAGCGCATTGTAGCGTTCAGCGCAAAGTTCTACATGCGCTTCTAGGCTTTTCTTTTCAATATCTGTAGCTTCGACCATAATATTTTCTCTAGTTTAGCAGATTAGCTCTTGGGCAAATCCTATCAATTATTTATGGAAATAGGAGCAAACCAAATGTTTTGCTTGGGTCCTTCGGTAACCAAAACTGATTCAATTTCTGGTTTGTTGTTGAGGTTAAGTAACATAGGAACTCCGTTGGCATCCGCTCTTAGCACTTGAGTAGGATCATCCCCTGGACCATACACTCCGTCGGTTTCTGTTTCAAATTCAAACATCCAGCGTGTGCCGGTTTGGTCCTGCATTGGCATAGTAAGAGCAAATAATTGTGTTCGCAGGCCTAAAATCTGTGTAAGTGTTTCCCAATTTCGTTGTTGATTACGGCTGCGATTCCAAGATGCAGTGTCTTGTATCACTTGTCCAGCACGGTCCTGAAACGGCATATGAGCTGATTTAACATGCCCAGTTATGCCAGTTACAGTTATATCAAATTGAGTCTGACAAACAAATTTCATTTAGAGTTTCTGCTAAGTTCATACAATATTTCAACTTGTTCACACAGGTGATCAAGTTCAGGGTTGTCTCGACGAGCTTGTAATATTTCTACCCAGCGTTTTGAATTTTCTAAATCCTTTAGTTCCTGTTGCGGGGCAGGATCTTGACTGTATAGTTCTTGTTTAGTATCACCGGGTCGGCGAGCATAAACTGTACGTCCGCCATCGGGGCTTTCAAATATAGTTACTTCAGTAATTTTGTTAACCATCATGTAGATATTTAACCAAGAAAAAATCTTCAACAAAAAACCCACCGTAGTGGGTTTTTATTCAATCAACTAGGTTGATTATGCTGACAACTTGAAACCAGCGTTTGTAGCTGAGTTCAACTGGAAACCAGTAGCTGTGATGTTTGCAGCAGCCAAGAAGGTTGCGGCGGAATCAAATGCACCTGCTGGAAAAACGCCAAAACTCAATGCTGTGCCATCGACTTGATACATGGCAACTGTACTTGTTTGCTGAATTGCTTGAATAACGTTAGACACGTATTCATTTACACCTTGTTGTCCTACAACTGTGGTGTTAGCAACTGCACGGAAAAAGTCCAATTTTGGGCCAGCAAAGTTAACAGGAGTGCCTGCCGTAGCTGCTGATGGGCTAACTGGTCCATTCAATACGTCTGTTGCAAATACTGGTTGGGCATCGCCCGAAACAATAGTAATAAAAGCCATTTTAATTCTCCTTAATATATGGACTCAGAGGTCCTACTAATATTTACCTTTTGGAGCAAAAAAGGAGAGTTAGGCGGGTTGTTTTGGATTGTTTATTTGACGATTTGCCGCGGTAAACCCACCGGCTAGACGATTTACAGCCTTGGCCATGCCGGCTCCAGTGGCCATCACCCAGCCTTCCTGGCCTGGATGTTGTAGGTCCAATTGATTTAATATATCCATCTTGATATCGTGTAGCAAAACCCAAGCTGTGAATGCCGCGGCCATGCCATCCAAATTACTACGTGGACTTTGAATGTATTCTACAATGTTGTTGAACTTTTTAGGCGTAACATGTTGTTGAAGCCACGGTCCAAACTGCGCCAACAAATTGTCAAATCCAGTACCGACTCTGCTGTTGATATAGTCAACACACAATCGAGGTAAATCAGTGATTTGTAATGCACGGAGATCTGCAGGATCAAACAGTTGATCAATTGCGGCACCTTGACTGTTGTACACATCTTTGACTTGCTGTACTAGTTGACGATTTGGTTGTACATTTTCTTTGGCATACACAGGTTCTAATAATAACAATCCTGGTACCCGTTTAAAATCAACACGGCCAATAGGTTCTTTAGGAGCACCGGGTTCAGCATATCTTGTATGCATAGCGATACCAACTTCACTATTAGCAATGCGTTGACCTACATCACTGGCGGCTGGAATTTTATATTCTACAGTGTTGGGTGTAAACACAAAATTACCAGCTTGTTCAGGAGGACGTTGCGTGTATAGTAAATCGCCTTGCACATATCCCTTGAAGTCTTTGGGCACAGCGGCTTCCAACATGGGCCATAATTGTACATACAACGGCAACAGTGTCTCAACACGAGTAGCTGGACGGCCTTGTGCTTCAGCATCACGATCACGTTGCTCTAAATGTCTTGCCACTTGACGTGGACTTGTAAACAGGCCATTGTAGCCTCGGGCTGTAAATCCCGACACATCAGTTAGAACAAATGTCCCTTCAGGGTCACGCCCAAATACCAAGGCTGGTTTTCCGTCCCATTTTACTGTGGTGGTCTTGCCTGTGTTGTCTGCGGTATATTTTACAATGTCCAAGGCTTTTTTAATACCGGCACTACCGTTACGAAACACAAGATCTTCCAGATGCTCAATACCTTTGGCGCGGCCGCCTTGAACTTCTGCTTCCACAATGACCTGCATGCCTTGATTAATAATACGGTCACGTAATCGAGCTAAGAAGTTTACATCAGTTACCGGTTGATACAATTCAGTGCTTTCTAAGAATGGTAGGCCTAGGCGTTCCATGTGCTGTTTAAAGTCGGCCAATTTAGCGTCACGTTTGGGATCTGTGCTTAATGATTGCAATATTGTTTCTACGCTGGCAAGGTCTTGACGTGTTGCTGTCTTGTTTAACAATAGTTTAGCTACAGCATCTGGATTGTCGGTAATAATTTTGTCAGTGGCACGATCAGCAATGCCGCCAACTTGATTTAATTTATACCCCATGCTTTTGGCAATTGAATTCATTAGCACATTGCGCTCGCGACCTTTGTACTTTG